AGAATTACAAGGGAGGTTAGGAGTATGACTCAATACAGAGATTTAGTTCAACAAAGAAAAGAGGAGATCCAGAAAGAAAGAGATGGCAGAGAAATCTATCAATTACTTTGGGATAAAAATGGTTCTCACACTTATTACATGAATGGCAAGATAGTTTCTGAAAAAGATGGTAAAACGACTATTACTTATCAGAAGTCCAGACTTGATTTTAATTAGGATAAAAATCTCCAAAAGTGTATAATTTCACTGAAAAATAATAAAAATTTTTTTCATATTTATCCTGATTTTAGGGCGGTAGCAATACCGCCCTTTTTCATTGTGTTTCGCTTTGATATTTGATGTTAAGACCTGCCAAAGTGCATAGCCTATTCTTTTCGTCCAAACCTTTCTGGGTTATCTTAAACTGCCCTTCTTTTTCTTGCACAAAGTTATCTTTCAAAACATCTTTTAAATCATCTTCGGTCAGCTCCTCTGCAAACATGACCGAAAGCAATGCTCCTAATCTTCTATTTTGTGTCTTACTTAGAGCCACTCTTTATCTATTTCTTTACTAGAATCTGAGGTTTTCAGATCTCCATAAAGATTTAATATGTCATTCCACTCCTGATTATCTTTATATTGTTTTTCTTTTAAATAAAAATTCAAAGCCTTTTTTATCAACATATGTTCTGATTCGCTTAAGTAAAATAGTCCATCTTCAAACTTCTTATCTAATTCATCTAACGGAAAATACATATATACCTCTTTTACACATGAAACCAATCCTTGCCTTCAAATAATAAAGCCTCTGCTTCTCTTCTTCGTACTAAGCCTTGCAGAACTTCTCCACCTGCTTTGTTCCATCGTTTCATTTCAGAAGGCACATCCTCGTACCTAGCCTGATTTAGAACAGTCAACATAGTTGAGTTTTTAAGGTTAGTAGGTCCTAAGTTATACGTCCAAGCCACCAAAGCATCAAACTGACACTGTGATAAACCAACTTTGACTAAAGTTTCTACATACTCTTCAAACTCTTCTAATTCTGTGTCAAGCATGGCTTCTGCTTCTTCTTGCGTGATTTTTAAACCTTGTGCTACTGACTTAGTATGTCCATAACCAATCGTCCAGACTCCCACGCTATCTTGGTATGCATCAAGTTCGCAACCTTCAAATTTTTTTATAAGGGCAATACCTTCTTTGGATATGTGCATCTTACTCTCCCCATGTTCCATCCTCTCGGACTTTTGCTTTTTTTGTTCCGCCCCAATACTCAACTGCGTGTCCTTCTTTTTTGAGAAGTTCGCAAATATCTTTTCCCTCTTCTGTGTAAGGGATTCCCAAAATCCGTCCATATTTTCCGCTTCCTAATGATAATAATTGTAATTTATCTCCGCATAGCTCTTTCAATCTGTCTTTTGCCTTTAGACCTAGAGCTTTCTCTGCAAGATTCCTTGTTCTACTTTCTGGTGTGTCTATACCTGCTAATCTGACTCTTTGCTTTGATAAAATGACATCAAAACCTAAATCAATATTTACATCTATGGTGTCGCCATCAATTACTCTGTCTAAAGTACAATTGTAATAATATGGTTTATTGCTCATTTTTATCTCCACTTGTCACCGTCTTATAATAGACAACAACCTCTTTTAATTCCCTGATATACCTTTTCAGTTCTTGCATATTGTATGCCATTAATTCGTAATCTGGCACTGACATTGCTAAAAAAACAATTCTGCCTTCTTCTTTTTTTAATGTTTCTAAAAATTCATCTATGTTCTTTTCCGAGACGACATACCAAAATGGGTCTTTCAAATCTATACCTCTAGGTAAGATAGGTTGAGCAATTTGCCTTTCTATAGGCTTAGAAATCACATCAACTGATTTAGGAATCAGACTGCAACTGTAAGCCATCGTCAAGACTGTCAATGTTAAGACTATCTTGCTCAATGCTGTCAAATACTTCTTTTGTGGCATCGTTTACTCGGTTTTGAATTAATCCTGGTTTAGCTGCTGCTAGTTTACTTAGATTATGTCTTTTGAAGATATCTAGGTATCTATTCATTTCAGCTTCTATTTCTTGGTTTTTTGCTTGTAGATCCAATAGACCTTCAGTCTGCATTTTAAAATCAGATTGTAGAGTTTCTATTGCTGCTATTTGCTCTTGATTGCGAAGTTCATACGCTTGATTCAAGGAGCTGAGTCGCTGATTCTGCCAATAAAGAATACCCATGATAGATACCAGGACTAAGATAATGCCAAGAAAAATCTTGCTCATGGCTCATTATTCTAGCCACTTCCTTGTCTTATGACAATCGTGGACGCACTTCCACCATTAACCTTGACCTGATTGGCTACTCCATCTTGTTCCAAAATTACAGTATAAGAATTGTTGCCATCAATCGTTATGTTGGCATTTGAACTCACTTCCCTTTTCATACTGATTGATTGACCAGACACTACTGTTGTTATTTGCGTATTGCTGTCTTGTCCTACCGTTGTGCCTTTAATGTCTATAGCTGTGGCAACTTGTCTTATTTCATCTTCTTCTTCTATGGCATCTAACTCGTTTATGATATCTAACAAATCCTCAAGAAAATTTACATTTAGGGCATCGTAATCTAGTTCAGTAAACTCTAGTTCTTCTTCTTCAAGCTCATCTTCTGCAAGTGCATCGTATTCAAGCTCGTCAAAGTCTAAGACACTATCTTGGGATTTAGATGCTTGTTCCTCTTCTTCTTCTACCTTTTTTGGAGGCGACACAATAAGCATATTGTCTATAAAGTCCAAAGAAAGATCTAAAATGACAGGCTCAGTTGGTGGACTTTCAAATGTCGTTGTCGTGGTTGCCTGATATGCTTGATTCAAAACAACTTCACCTAAAGCTGTGGTTACCACGATTTCTCCAGAAGGAGATCCGTCAGGGTTCGGTAAAAGAATAAAAAGGCTTTCGCCTGTGTCGGCTTCTACTGTGACAGTAAAGTCTGTACCTCTTATACCTACAGTGGCACTGTTGGTTCTTAAAACCATATTCTTTTTCGGCACAGATCCAAGCAAACCTGTTGTAAACCTAGCTGTACCTTTTACAAAATTTAGAGCAAGTTTTGAATTGTCTGGATTTGGGTCAAAAACAAACTCATCAATAATGACTTCGGAATTTTCTGTAATCTTTATGGTGGTATCGTCCACAAAACGAATACCCATTCTACCTGCTTCTGTTTGTGCTTTATCGTATGACTGTATGCCAAAGTCAGTTACGACTTCGTAAGCCTTATCTCGTTCTACCTGTGCGTTGCCCGTAACTTCTTCTACAGATCCTATATCAGCAGCTTGTGGCTGTGCCTTGATCGTTTTGGATGATACAGAAAGTGCCATTGTCACCGCTAGAAATAATGGAAAGCCAATCGTTGTCCAATGTACTTGCTTGTGTAACATTTAAGGTTCTTGAGTTTCCTGTATGATCTAAATAAAAATATCCACCTTGATAACCGTCACCATTGTAATTGATTGCATTGGAATCGCCATCTATATCCATGTAGTTTGTGGCAAGATCAACGTCAATATCCACATCAATGGTATTGCTGTCGCCCTGTATTATCCAATCTAGGTCTAAAGTTGATGCCATTGCCACTGTTGCTTGATCTAATGACATATCATTTAGGTTACCTGTCACATCAATATTTAAGTTAGATGTATCTGCTCCATAGGTATTGGTCGGGTCAACCTGTATATCAAATACATTGCTATCGCCATCAAATTCAAAGAATCCTGTAAAAGAATCTGACGTAATATCTCCTTTGAATAGGTTGCTGTCACCTATTTGGTTGATGTCAATGGTCATAGTATTTCCATCTAAATCTAAAGGTGTCATTGAACCTGCAGTCGCAGATTGACCACCAATTAAGTTACCAGAACCCAATTGCTCAATATCTAAGTTTAACGTGCCACCTAATTGATCTATGGAAACTTCGTTATCAACTGCAAACAAAGAAAAAGAAAAAAGAAAAACTATTGCTCTAATCATCTTGTTTAAAACTCCAAAGATTTTTTTTAGCTCCCTTCTCTATTATCTTGAGAACCGCAAATTCTATGGCGGATTGCAATGCAATAGTTACAGATTCATTTTCCACATTTCCACCTTCAATTTCAACTAATTCTGTATCATTTTTGACAAACCTAAACACATCACCTGTTTGCCCATGACTCAAAATCGTTTTTGTAGTAGTCACCTGTAATAATATACGTCCAGAAAGCACAGAAACGAGTCGTAAGCTCAAAGTAACTGTATCTTGCCTATATTGCCTACTTATACCTATTCCGAGCAATCTAGCCCCGTTACCGCCTGATCTGACATTTGACTCATAGCCTACGATTGCCCCTTCAAATAGCATACCTGCAAACAACAATGGTTTAAGTTTCTGCTCATCTTTAAAATCTTGTCTGGAACTTCTAATGATTTGTCTTTCTTTCGTTAGGTTATCTAATCCAACTCTTTCAACGACTGTAAAGAATCTACCCCTAGCAGCGTCTTTTAGGGCTTTGATCAATAGATTAGCAGGAGCTTGAGTGACCGCAGTTGAAAATGAAGCATAGGTACTGTTGGATCTTCTTTGCCCTGTCATATCAAGAAAGGCACTTGGATAAACCGCTACAACTAAATTTTCTTTGGGTGGCGATAAATATTCAAGTTCATAATTAATGACATCATTCAAATGCGGATATCTTGATATCTTGAAGTTTTCTAATTTGTTGGTGGGTAAAGCTCCACAATTAGAAAGTAAAACTATTGATAGGGAAAGTAATGACAGTAACATGACCTTCCTCATCTGTAATAGTAAGCGTAATCGTTTCATCGTCTGATTCATATTCAATGGTGTTACCTTCTAACTCAATAGAACCCTCTTTTGAGGCAGTTTCTCCGAAAAGATTTTCTACAAGTTGCCTTGATAATTGTGCATACACTCTGGATTCTAGGTTACGAATGAACCTAGATAGTGTTGTATTGTTTTCTTCCCTTTCTAATTCCTCTGCTAACGCTTTTATTTCTTCTAATAATGTTTTCTTTCTGGTGTGTTCTTGATTTTCTATAGTCAGATAGTGTTGAGAAGTGTTGATACCAGAGAAAGATGGCGATTTGAATTTAAAGATCATCTCATCTCCATAAAGATTCTGAACTAAACAAATGAAAAAAATTAGAATCATAAAACCTATGAAACTACCTAAAGCCATCCAATGTTTTACAATATCTATCTCTTCATCCTTTTTAATCTTTTCTTTGGTCATCTCTTTCTGCCTTTGCAATCTTTTCTCGTTGAACTAAGTTGGGTACACCTAACATAGTTTTCAATAATGTATCTTGTCTGATAATTTCATTATCTACACTTCTTACTCTATCAATAAGTGCTACTAATATACCATGTTGGGCATCTAATTTTGACTGCAACCTATCTTCCATAGCTTTCAATTGTTCGTTTACCTTATCATCAACCACATCTATTTTAGACTCCATACCATCTATAATTCTGTTGATAAGTTTCCAAACAAATATTCCCAAACCTAAAGCAGCAGCAACAGGAAAACCCAGTTCTGTTATTAATCTAACTATATCGTCCATTATGTCGGTTTAGTTGGATAAACAATATCATTTATCGTACTTGAATTTGTGTAACTTGCAGGCATATCTCTGAGGGCTTGCCTGTATGTTGCCCACTCTGTTTTTTTTGTATCTGACAGAGGAGAATCAGCAGCTTGTGTCCAATCACATTCTGCTAATAACTCATTGCGTCTTTCTCTTACATATTCAACGACATTTAAATCATTGTGACTGCTATAAGTTTCTCCACCTGTCTTGTAAGAAAAATGACTCATGTAGATAAACCTACTATTTCTATATAAAATGGACCTAGACCTTTTTGTCCGCTTGCATTGTTGCTTAGACTCCTAGCTGCTCCAAACAACCTTAAATATCTTGTGCTATTAGAAGGAATGTCCTCTAACAAAGCTAAAACTCTTGTACCTAAAGCTGCTGTCCCTGTGGCTGTGAAAGATCTAAAAGCTACTATGCTGTCTAAATCACTTGAGCTGTCCCCTAATGCAAGAACACCTCGTATTTCTGATGAACTAGAAGATGAACCTATAGGATTGTAACCACACCAGATAGCGTATTTTTTGGTTGCCGCTCCTGAATGAATGGGAAAATTTATTGTTATGTTAGCCACTGTGTCCATACTGTGCGTAGTTGAGCCATCATTGTATTGACGAGGGTTTGAGTCATTATCAAAATTAGTTAAATCAAAATTAAACTCAGTGATAGAGTTATCTTGAGATATAGTACCGCCTGTAGCCCCACCTGTTCCACTTTTTCCTCTTGAACCTAAAGATATGGTTGCTAAAGCAATCTCGCTTTCCGTTATTGTTAAAGCATCTATTTTTGCTGCTTGTATTGCATCATCTTCAATATCTGTCGTATCTACTCTTGTGAAATTTGCGTTTCCTGCAGACACAAAACCAGATGAATGTGTACCTCCATGATTAATTGCTCTAACCCAAAAATAATATGTTGTACCAAAAGATAACCCGTCTTGAATACCAAAATCTGCTTTACTGATAGCACTTGGTTCTCCAAAAACTGTTTGCACTAAATTAGTATCATCCGTTGGTGTTGTACTGTTTGTTTTTCTATATATCTTGACTGCTCTTAAATCAGTGTTAGACGGGTTAGTCC